ATAGCCTGATGATATAGTTTAATATCTACATCATCCTGATGCATTCCCATTGTTAATCTATTCTGTAATATTAATACATGCCTTTTAAGCTGTGTCATTACAAAATCATCATCTTCCATAAATATTTTAGATTGTGATTTTTCTTTTTTCACTGGCTCTGGTGGCGGTGAATATCTTTTCAACATACGTTTCCTTTCTGTTGCACCGGTGCAACTTATGTATAAAAATAACAGCTCTATAGCTGTTTATTCAATCTAATCTTCAATTCTCTTAATATTATATGCTACTGCACACTGATGTTCTATTTTGCAACCTCTAGCCTTATCCCATCCTTTAACAAAATATACAACATCCGCCTGTGATAGAAGTTCTATTGATTTTCCTAAAAACCACAATGGCTTAGCTTCTGCTGGTGCTCCTTCAAAAAAAGACTCTATAACTTCTACTTTCTCACCTAATAGCAGCTCTGCATATTCTATTGCCTTTTTCCTTGTTTCTTTTATTTCCTCGTCTGTTTTACCTGCCATAGGCTGGCTAATAAATAATTTTTTCATACTGTCTTGTCCTCACTTTCTTAAAATTAGGTATAAAAATACCACCAATCTCTCGACTGGTGGCTACTCATCTACTGTTCCTGTTCCCAAGCCCACTTTTAAAATTTCTCAGCAGCTTCTATTGCTTCTTTAGGGGCATTTTCAAGATGACACCCAATCATATATGGTTCAAAAATATCAATAAGTTTCTGTATCTCTTCTGGATATTTTACTGGCATAATTTACCTCCATTTCTTTTTATTAACGTAATATATTCTGCTTCAACTTTATCATATCTTTCTCGTAAATACTTAATTTCTGCATAATCACTTATCTTACCCACATTATATTCATTTATACCAAGTGCGTCACTTGATATATAAATACACCTATATTAATAATTAAGAGGTTTACCTGCTTTTATCCATTCTTCAAATGTTATATCTTTAGGTAAAATTTTCCAATTCTGTAAAACTTTAAATGTTGTTCTATTATTTTTTTCTATTTCCTCATCAGTTCTCTTCGGTGGATTTATAAATCTCTCACGTTCTTCTTTTGTTAATTTTTGTTTTTCCTCCTCCGTAAAATTAACTTCACTAAGTTCCATCCTAAGTTTAAAACATTCTTCTGGAGAAAGTTCTTTTCCTCTTTGCATTTGCTCTGCTTCTGGTAGTAAAAGCCATTCTCTTGCTGTTAACTTCATTTAATCCGCCTCCTCTAAAAGAATATGCCAAATCTCCCCGACTAATATTTTTGAAATAACTTTAAATTTACTATTTCGCTCATAAAGGACTTCATTTTCATTTAAGCCAATAGAACTTATATCTCGCCCATTTTTTGTATTTTGTATATAAATTTTTATTTTTGCTAAATCATTATATCCTTCTGTCTTTGATGTACTCCAGTATTGTTTAATTGTTATTATTGTTCCTTCAACATATTCACTTACAAATTCTTTAATTCTATCTTGCTCATCCTTCCTGTCAGAAAAATCAACAGTTCTTATTAAATCCCCATTGAATTTTGATATTTTTGACAGTGCTGCATCTAAATTGTTTACAAGTTGTTTATGTTCTGATTTTAAATTTGATAAATCATTTGCATTTCTTAAAACATCATTTATAATATATGCTTCAAAGCTCTTATATTGTGTAACTGCTTGTAATTCTTTATCTGATAAATTCATTATATCATTCTTATGTAATTCCTCAATATGTTTTTCAGAACTACCATTAAATAATATACTTTGCTCCCACTGTTCCTTTCTAGCCGCATACATTTTCTGATTATCCGGGTCTAATGAGTACTTAGCCAACCTGTCAAACTTCTCAACCATCCTGCCTGCATATTGCTGCTTCTGGTCCTGCTTGTAATCTTCCTTGACCTTTTCTAACTCTTCCTTGGTAAACTTACTGTCTGGCTCTTCATCCAGCTCAGGGAAATATGTTGTATGTACGTCTTTGCAATTATTAAGTTCTGTTGTACCAGTACAACAGAGTATAAAAATACCACCAATCTCTCGACTGGTGGCTGTTATTTGTTTTCTTTTACTTCTGCTTTACCTTCATTATTGCCTTCTGCTTTTATTGGTCCTTTTTCCAATAATGCAATCAATTCATCTATTGTCATTCCCGGTTTTCCGTCTAATATACCATCCATTAAAATACCTCCTACCTAAATATTACCCTCTCTGTATACCAACAGAATAGCATTTTTTCAAAAACAAATCAATACTCTTATCAATATTATTCCCACATTTTTCCTGACACTCTCTCATCAATTCAACCGTTCCATTATAATCAAAATGTTCGCCTTTTGAAATATATCGTACATGTCCTTGGTTTGTCACAATGGTCATAGTTTTTATTGTGTCGTGTCTCATAAATACTCCAATATCATTTGCTGAAAAATCTGTTAATCCAGGATGGTTGTGACATAATACCAAAGACTTATCTTTTGCCGAATGCAATAAATGAAACATATCTGAATCAGAATATACATCTACCTCATGCCTTCCACCTTTTATAAATTTAGTTTTTTTATTTGTTATTAAATCTACTACACATGCAACTTCATTACTGTTATTTTCTTCTCTTGCAACTTTAAGTAAGTCCTTATGTACTTCTTTTATAAATTTATTATTATCAGAAGTAAAGCCCTTAGGATTAATTTCATTTACTTTATCTATTGCCTGCTCCGTTATTATAACCTTTTTGCCTCTATTTTTCTGTTTTAATACTTCATTTTCCCACTGTCCCTTCTTGACCGCATACATCTTCTTGTTGTCCTTGTCTAATGAGCACTTTGACAACCTGTCAAACTGCTCAACCATCCTGCCTGCATATTGCTGTTTCTGGTCCTGCTTGTAATCTTCCTTGACCTTTTCTAATTCTTCCTTGGTAAACTTACTATCTGGCTCTTCATCCAGCTCAGGGAAATATGTTGTATGTACGTCTTTGCAATTAGGTCGTCAAGGATGGTAAAGACCCGCTGCTATTGCCGAAGACATTAACGGATAATTACCATCACTTGCATCACCTCCACTCCACACATCATCTATCAGCACCTTTCCAACAAATGGAAGGCACTTAGGACAGGCATTAGCACGCTTATTCATAATAACTGTACTAATTCCCCAAGACTGTCTCATTTCTCCCTCTCCAGTTAGATATGCACGCTTGCTGGCTGTCTGAATAGCCATTCTGGCATAATCTTTTACTGTATGCCTGCTGCCATTCGCATATTCAATACAGTTAATACCAGCTTTAAGAAAATCTCTTGTAGCCATATCAACTGCTTTCTCATATGTTCCTGCACCCGTATTCGCATACACCTGAGCATTGAATATTATCTGCCGGTATTTATCCTCCGACATTCTTAACATAGAATGTTCAGCTCTAGTAAAATCCGCCTTTGTGGCTTTTATAAGTGCATCTAACTTCCTGGTATTTAATTTAAAAAAAGCACCCTCAGTGCCCTGTGACACTTTGGATGCTTTAAGCCCTTTTTTAATTGCCCTTAATATCTTCTGTTCCTGCTCTGTACCGCCTGCCTGTCTGGCAGCAAATATCATAGCCTCTATTGAATCATTGATATTACTGAATGACTTTTTAAACTTCTTTTTGTTTTCAGCCTTATATCTCTCCAACGCCTTTATCTGTTCCACCTGCCATTGTGTCCAGTTAAATCCCTCTTTAGTCTCCTCTGCCCTATGGTGTTCAAGATTCCGTATCATTGAAGCTATCAGCTCATCTTCTATGGCTCGAAAGGCTTTCTCTATGTCATAATCTGTGTTAAGTGCCATAAGCTACCTCACTTGTTATCAAAACCTGTGAAACTGTTATCAGTGCCATCCACTGAGAAGCCATCTGCCTGCATATTAAGTGCCGGCTCTTCCATATCAGATATACCCTGCTCAGCCTTAAGCCTGGCTATCTCTTCCTGCTTCCATTCATCATCCTTGGTATCTCCATACAGCTCATCAACAGATGCCTCTATGCTCATAATACCGCCCTGCTTTGCCTTGCTGACTGTTTCTACCTGGCTCTCAAAGCTTGGGTTCGCATATTCGCCAAATGTTACATCTATATCCGTATCCCTAATTGGTGTCTTATTAAATGTATCCATAGCCTTAAATACTATATCTACAAGCTTTGGAAGCACCTTCTGCAACTGGCCTACAATGTTATTTCTGCTATATAATGTTGCTTTTTCCTTTTCTCTCTGTGCTTCCGCATTATCCAGCTTCTTAACATCTATACCCAGCGTTGATGGGCTCATAATACCTTGTAAACAGAGGTCTAACGCTGTTATATATGTTGCAAGGTAACTCTCGTGGGGAATATTACCCTGTACTAGGTCTATTTTATTAGTTTGTCCCTCTTTCATACTTACCTCTGTACTTATATAAGCATTATCAAAGGCATTGGGCTTTAGCACCTTTCCTGTGTATGGATTTCTTGGGAGCATATTTTCTGGAATGTATTCCTTTGTTCTGTTTTTCCTTAAGGCATCCATCCACTGTGACCAGGCCTCGTCTAGTGCGTCAAAATTATCTATTTTGGCGTCAAATATGCTCTTGCCTCTTCCTTCATATCTGGCTGATTTATAAAACATCATAGGAACTGCCATCATAAAATTGTCATTCCATACTACATCTGAAAGCCCTGCAAGTTCAGGCACTGTATCCAGAGGACATTCCCTGTCTCCATTTACAAGCTTATATCTAACATATCCTATTCCATAATGCTCAAGAAGAACATATTCCCTTGTTCCACTATGGTACACTGTCTTAAAAATGATTTCTCTTACCCTGCCACGGTCTCTTATAATTTCTATCTTATCTCCCGGATAAAATTCTATAATTGGATATTGGCTTAAGGTTGTATCAAAAGATATTTTAAACGCCCCATCTCCTATATAGAGTGCTTCTGTAACTGCCTGTTTTACCAGCTCTATAAAATCATTTTCTTCTGCAATCTTGTCCCATTCTTCCTGTCTGCCGCCAGTGTCTATTAAATTCATATCATCAACAACTATACTCGCCAGCATATCACACAGCATAGCTGGCAATCCAACGTGTATTTTTCTTATCTCTAACCCCGCTGTACTTGTTGCCGACCAAAATCTTGTACGATCTCCTGCCAACTGTTTATACAATTGTGCAAGTTCCTCACTTTCACCTCTGTACCATATTCTGTTTTTAATAGTATTTCCTTCATAATCAAGCGTTTCCTGTAATGTAAATGTTCCATTCATTGCCGGCTGTATACGCAGCCACGTCCTTATTCCTGCTCTTGCCTTTTCTGCCATACTTGTAAATATATTCACCTCACTCACACTCCTATGTCTTATTCTCTATTCCTATCTTGTCGCGATAAGGAATCCAGCCATACTGTACACTGTTTACCATATGGTCGTTACCGTCCTCTGGCTCACAGTCCTTATCCTCCAGCCACGAATACACCTCTAATTCAGTCTTGTAATTCGTACAGGTATCGACAATATAAAAGCTTGGCTCTCTGCCCTTCTTATCATTAAAGGACATCCAGCCAAGCTGTAAGTTAATTCTGTCTATTATAGTTACTTTCTTATACGCATTGTTAAATATATACTGGCAGTCAATATGTTCTCTTTTATACTTTGCGAACTCTGTTATTGTTGCCTGGTCCGCATTATCAACAAACACATTTTTTGACATTCCACCCCATTCTTTTCTGTTACGCTCCAGGAAGTCAATGTAATTCCTTACCGTATCAGACGGAGCTATTGGTATATCAAGTTCTGCATTGTTATACACCTTTTCATCCAGCACTATCAGCTTGCCCTTGTTTGTTATTCCCATAAAGGACATAGCAATCGTATCCGGGCTCTTGGTTGAATAAGCTGTATCAAGTCCGCTGGTGAATATTATGAAATATTCGCCCTGCATTTCATCAACCTCACGTCTGATGTATGACTTTGCCTGATCTCTAGTAATGATATGCCTATTGCAAAAATTAGAAAAGACAAGACCGGTAGCCTTGCCTCGTAATCCTAATATCTTGTTTTTATATATCTTAGTGCCAGGAGGATAGCTCATTTTTTTCTGTTCTATCTTCTCTGGTGTCATAGATATATTGTCTGTCATATTAAAGAACCAGTACACCCAGCCTTTAATAGGCTCACAACCGTTAAGGTCCTTCCATATTTCTTCCGGCACATCTGCCCTGTACTTATCTATAGGCCTTGCATGATTGATGTATTCTGAATATATAGGAAGTGTAGGCGCATCCGGGTTAAGCGTACCTACAAAGTATTCAGAACGTCCGAATATCTCTCGTATGAAGTCTATGTTAGCTGTATTGCACTCATCTACCCACACACATCCAAACTGTGAACCCAAGGCATTCTTCCATTTACTGGCATTATCATAGCCAAGAATATATATTATCTTAGTACTGCTGCCAGTTTTGAATTTAATGTGCGGAAGTTTATTTTCTTTATCGCCATTACCACAGTATTCCAGATTGGGGAATATCTGTAACAATCCCATATCAGCATTTATTATATTCTTCTCAATAACACCTGTTGTATTACCTGCTATAACGTGCAGCTTCATATCTGATTCAGCTACATTCATAATGAACTTAACAGCTACTGTTGTTGTCTTTCCTGATGCAGTTGAACCCTCTAAGAACTCTGCTCTTGCAGGTGTGTCTATGTAATCCCAGTATTTATCACTTAGAAGCATCTGGCTCACCTCTTGCTTTGCGCTGTGCTAATAGCTCTGCGAGTTCATTTTTAGCTGTGTCATTTACATTTGCTTCTATTCTCTCAATAGGATTAAGCCCTGCTCTATCCATTAGATCCTTTGCCGCAAGATATGCAACCATCTCATTTTTTGAATTTAATAGTTTTTCCTGCTTTCTAAACGCTTTAGGGGCAGCATATTGCAGGCTTGAGCGCATCATTCTGTTGTATTCATTGCGGAATTCTTCGTTATTTTTCTTCCAGTCACATATCGTTTTAGGAGAAATGTTAATTGCCTCTGCAATTTCTTTGTCTGTTAATTCGCCCTGAACCATTAATTCCAGGCACTTTATCTGCTTTGGTTTCATTTCTTATGTACCCCCTTTCTATTAACATTTATTAACATTTTTTATTTTCTCTTACTTAAGCACAATAAAAGGTACTGACAACTTAATGCCAGTACCTTTTAGAGGTGGATAGTTCTCATATTCGGAGTAATATTGTCAGTTCTTACTGACTCTATCTGAGAAAATTTATTCGTACTATATACTAGTCCGTGGTTCAACATTTCTCTTTGTTTGTTCCAGTTTATATATTAACACAGAAAAAGCGGACAAATCGGACAAACTTCAAATTTCTTTTAAAAATCTCTCTATAGCTTTTCTACAACTTTCTTCTGTGTGATGTTTTCCCATTCTCTGTGCCACCTGAATCCAGGTTAAATCATCAAGAAATCTATACTCAATCATTCTTCTTATTCTGCTATTTTCAATTTTTTCTATAAATTCCTCAACTTCATTTGTTATCTCTAATAATTTCATTTCATATTTTTGTAACTGACCCTCTCTTGCTATAAGCAATGTCCTTTTCCTGCTATACTCAGGATATGGATATCCCTCTATCTTATAATGCTGTATACCTCCATCCCCACCTGTAACAGAATCAATTACACTCATTTGCTCCTTTTCCATTTTCTCAATCTCTCTTATTAACCTATCTCTTCTTGTTCTTATGTAATCATATTCCTGTTTTATGTCACAATACTGTATTAACGCTTCCCTAATATCTGCTGCCATATCTCTTTACTTCCCTTCCCGTTTTATTTTCTTGCACAATATATATCTCTATGATACAATACATATGTTCTGTTTTTGAGAAAGGAAGCTGACAGCGTGGTGAGTTTGGCTATCAGCTTCTCTTTTTTTTGTGTGATATTATTTTGTATTGAATAAGTATTTGTTAATAGTTCTATTTTTCTTTTATCTCCTGTATTTCTGTTCTGTGCCATCCGCCATCTTTACTGTTATTTCTAATGGATATCCCTTAGCGTCATAACCTGCACTTAAATAACGTTCCTTTATTATTTCCAATGGCTTACAATGTCCCTTTTCACAATGCTGTGCTTTGCTTTTATCATTGTATTCCGTTCCACATATCTCACATATATAATGTTTAACTTCTTTCAATATAATTACTTCCTTTCATCTCTCCACCAGCTGAAAGACCAGGCATTATTTGTTAACTGCTGCCATATATGTTTACCTTTGTAATATGCCTTTCCTTTGCTTCCATTACGTCTGTAAATTTGATATATTCCTGGTTTATCTGGTTCTGCATCATAGCAATTATGCCACCCTCGTGCTTCCATCTTTTCTTTAAATGTCATACACTCTTCAAACTTTAACTGGCCTATACATTGTTTCATACTACTCTCTCATAATTATCATATCGCTTGCTAACGCATATCCGAACTCCCTATTAGCTCCTGTGGACTTCTCCCAGCCTTTAAGCATATATATGTGTGAACACATACTTAACATCATCATAGACATCTGCATATACTCCTCATAGCTTGTTGTATCTGCTGGCATTTGTGATAACACCTTTGCTGGATTAACAACACTAAAGCCTTGCTCTTTTAATTCTTTCTCGGCATTGCTGAAGCGTCCCATATAATCATCAATGCCGGTTATTGGTCCGCTTATGTATATTTTGCTCATTTTGTTCTCCTATCAAAAAATTTTTTCATCATACATCATTACGCCATCTTTGCTGTATACCCGTATTTTTCTCTCATGGTCTCTATATTCTCCGTCGCAATTTGCTTCTAAATCAACATTATCCTGTAATGCCTTGCGGTCATTGGAATATCCAAGTGCCAATGTAATATCTTTTCCAATAAACCACACTTCATCATCCAGCATAAGCGACCTTATCTGTCCGAATTCATTGTTGTTAAATATCTGTAACTCCATTCTCCTTATACCTCCAATATATCTCGCATTTCTTACTCCTATATTCAACTGGCAGCGGATTACTTATAAGTGTCTTATCCCTGTATTTTCCATCAATTACAAACTCAACACCATCCTCAAATACACATTTAAGCAATAGTTCATACCATCTTCCACGTTCTTCTGGTATCTTATCTGACCATTTATTCCACTTTGTTTCCTCTGGCTCTTTGTCCAGGAACTCATATATGCTCATCTAACCTTCACATTCATATACATCTGTCATATCAGCACCTCAATTCTTTATCATCAGACCTTAACGCTTTGCTTAACCTAGCCATTACTTTTCCCTTCTTTCCTCTGTGCTGACTTCTTCGCCTGCTTCTGTGCTTCATCTTCAAGCTGTGCAACACGCATATGATTGTAACTGCAATAATATTTCATCTTTCCACGGACAATGCGCTTATACACATATTCCTCTAAACTGTATTTTTGCGTATCAATAGCCTTTCCGCACTTATCACAGCAGATACCTCTTTTAACTGGGAGTATTCGCCTTTCCTGTTGCACAGACTTTCTTATCTTCCTGCTGGTTCTTTGCCTGCTTGGAATTATTTAAGCTATTGCCTGGCCCATTTAAACCAGCTGTTACTTTTCCCAAATCATTACCCTGTGCAAGTCCAAATTCTGCCATCATAGCTGCAACACAATCTTCAAGTTTTGTGCTTTTATCTTCAAGATATTTATCTAATCGGTCCTTGATAAACTGTGCAGTTTCCTCAGCTATATCATTAAGCACTGGTATATTCTCAAATGCCTCATAATGAGCCGCTGAACCATCTGGTTCAAATTCTGCTTTGTACAGGGCTTTAGCACTTATGTCTGTGGCTAAGGCTCTAATTTTGATAAGTCTGTTAGTTTCTTCCGTAAGCGATTTACTAAACTGATTTACAGCTTCTAAATCCATCATCTCTATAGCTCCTTTCGTTAGTTGTCCAGGACAGAGTTGTAGAACTCGTCTGAATGTTTTGGTCTTTGGTTAAAATTATTAAATTTGTTGTTCACGCGCGCAGGCGCTATATTATTTAGTTTTCGTTTATGTTTATATATGGCTACGCTTTTCCCTTCGGTTTGTACTACGCTTTCTACTTCGGTTTCTCCTACGCTTTTTACTACGGATTTGAAAGTACAAATCTTATATTTATTAGGACTTCCTTTTTTCCCTCTCTGGAATTCTATAAGTCCAGCATCTATTAATTTATTCCTGTTTTCGACTAACGTAGCCTCTCTTGACATCTGACAACGAGACATTACTCGCTGGTTATCTACTTGTATCCACTCGCACCACCCTGCCATATTATTAATACTCAATAACTTGTAGTACAATAATTGCGCAGCACTCGGCAAGTAATGACTTTCGAGCCACCTTTCAAACCCGTTCAGCTGTTTTATGTAGTCGATACGCTGTTCTGTCATCACGGCTTCACCTCTTCCAGAACCACTTCTATTCGTGGGTTATGTTTATCTATGAAGAAATGATCTTCAAAGCCTACTATGTTATTCCAGCCATCATTATCTATAACCTTGCATTTAACAAGTGCATCCTGTATGAACTTATGTGCAACTCCTGCTATATTATCAAGGTCTCGTTTTCTATTTGGCTCATAGAACGTATATTTAAGTCTTATAGGACTATTTATATGTGTACGCTTTAATTCAAGCCTTATAGCGTTAGATATAATCACCTGATACTGTTGTTTCATATCATTTCCATTGCTATGCCTGTTATGAAAGCTTCTTTCCGCCTTTAAATATTCATTAAGGCCTGGCAATGTACCTTTAATTGTAAATGTATAGAGCATTCAGCTCCTTTCCGCCCTGCGGAAGTATGCACCACAGGGCTTATATGTATTTCTGTGACAACGTAGATTGTGTGATATTATATGTCACAGATAATTTCTTCCAAACTCCTGTATAAAATACTCTCTTGTACCATAATTCTCTTCATAATACTTCTGTGCCATTTTCTTAAGCCTTAAGTCTATGACATTGGCAGATTGTCCGGCATATACTCCATTAGGGTGTAAATCTGGACGAAGTGGAACTACAAATCCATACTTCTCACTTTTCTTCCTGTTAGATCCTCCGAATATATGATGCCGTTCTACTGTAGTTGAACCTGTGAATATACATTCATCCATATTATCAGTGAATACACTTTTAAGTTTCTTACTCATATATTCCACCTTTCTTTGAGCTGTGCCAGCTCTACAGGAGATATTGTGTCTATTCCCAGGTCTTTTGCTTCTGCCACAGTACCATCAATTAATACAGACATTTCATAAGAATTGTATGTATGACTGCCTCTTATGATTTTGTAGAAATATACTTCAAATCCATTTTCAACTTCATATTTGATATATCTTAAATGTGGTTCTTCCATTTCATATGCTGTATTTATTGGTATATTGGTTTTTATTACTGCCGCAACACCGTCATCAACTTCCATAGGCTGTCCATATTGTCCCAGAAGCATATTCTTAACCTTGGCTTTAGATAACCTCTGCTTATCAGCTATCTTGCCTACAAGAACGTGAAAATAAGCATTGGCATCTAGGCTTCGCCTTTCCCTGTGGGGCTTAATTTCTATATCCAGCTTTTCCTTTTCTTTAAGCTCAATAAATTGTCCAGCCACATCATCATTTACTTCTAACATAAGTATCTGTTTCATTGTCTGAAAATCTATTGATACATCTTTATATCTTCCTGTGCATTTCATTCTTCAATAACCGGCTTTGAAGCTGTTGCCCTTAAAGCCTGCATTACTTTAGGGAACATTCCTTCTGTAATTTCTTCAAGACTATTAACTCTGAAACGCTCACATATCACTTTGCTGGATACCCCTGTTCGTTCAATCTCCTGTTCAATTGTCATTATCTTAGGCTTGGTTATCTTCATAGCTTTTATTTCAGCCTCTTTCGCTTCCTGAGCTTTACGTTCAGCTTCTTCTTTCCGCTGTTGCTGTTCCTTTGTAACCTTTTCCGCAGTATCTGCTGTATCAAGGTTATCATCCTCACTTATCTCCATTGCTATCATATAGAGGTATCTTCTGGCATATGTTGTTACCGCACCAATATTCTGCATTGCAGTAGCTCCCTGAATGCTTACATTAGCGGTAGGTATGCTGAATTCAATTACATCCTCTAAATTCTCAAGATTAATAAGTGTAAGACTTGCTGTGTTCTCATTAATTGCAAATTTAAACAATGTCTTATGCTGTGCCGCAATACTATTGCAGGATGGAAGGAAATCTGAAAGTTCATAATACTCATATTTGCTGTATGTATTTTTTCCAGTCTTAATCAATTTCTTTGCCTGCAATTGCACTCTCATCTCTGCAAGCTTTTCATAAATGCTTTTACTCTCTGCCATTACATACCTCCTGATACATCACACCAATATTATCAATATATTCACAAATCATATCTTTTTCAGTTTCAGAACAATATATCTTTAATATAAATTTCTTCTGCTGTTCATAAGATCCTGTAACAAAGGCTGCTGCCATATCATCATCTACACTATTGCAGGCTTCAACAAAGGCTTCATCTGCGCTTTTAACATTTTGCTTTACATCATCCTTGCTAACTTTTTCCTGTATTCTTTTATCTTCTTCTGCCTTACGTTCCTGCTCCGCCTTTCGCTCCTGCTCTTTTCTTAATATCTCTGCTTTTTCAGCTTCATACTTCGTTATTACATTAATAGACATTGCCAAATCAAGAGTCTTCTTAAATGTATCCAGTGCTTTCTGTTCTGCATCACTGTGCATATTCTTAATTGTTTCAACTGACATTTTGGCATTATCAACTAATGTTTCTATAGCTTCTTTAATCTTCTTAATAGAGGTTCCCTTGTTCTCCCAAGTCTTAGAATAAATCCTGCTTAAAGGAAGATATTCCTGCATACCTTCTATACAGTCATCATATACCTTTTGAATTTCTTCCTTCTTCTGTTCGATACGCTTATCCTCATATTCCTTAGTCTGTTGGGCTATAAGTTCTATTGGCTCTGCAATAATCTGCTGGAGTTCTTTTATCTTATCCTCAAACTCTTCATAAGGCTGCATATATCTCCTTTTTACATCTTTTCTCTTATCATCAAGGCATTTGCTTAACTTTCTCAATGTAGCAACGGTGCTTTTTGCTTCAATAAGCGTATCCTCTGTAAATACCATTGTCTTATATAATTCCATTGAAGCCTGTACATTTGCCTTAATCTCATCATAATTACTGATATTTAAAATTCCATTAGTCTGCTCTACAGACACTATCATCTCATTCATACTTAAATCTCCTAACCTGATCTTCTTAATAGATTAATGGTTTCTTCCTGTTTGAAATTAAATTCATATTGTCCAGTTTTCGTTAATTTGAATTTGCGAAGATAACGTACCTCTTCATCCTCACAATTACATTTTTCTCCAGGGTCTAATCTTGCCTTACATCTTTCACAAATATATTTATACATTGATTTTTACTCCTAAATGTTCTACACTGTAATTGAGATTTTTTACTTGAGTTGCAGTGTTGCCTCACTGCGGCTCTTTTTATATATTCCTTAAACGATAATCACCTATTGAAACTCCAGCTTTACACTCTAATCTGTGAAGTCTTAACAACCACTTAGAAGCATCCTCTATTCTCCTATCTGTAATAGCCGCATTAATTCTTTTGTTAAATGCAATTATTTCACCTGTTATTCTCACCGCTCTGCCTTTTCCTTTCTTCTAAAATCATAATATTATTCATATATGCTTATCCTTTTCTCTTATTTCATCCAAGGTTTTACATAACTCCTCTAATGACATTCCTTGTCTCTTTGCAAGTGCGGCTGCACTTATGTTATAAGTCCAGATAGAAGACATCTTTATTGCATTACCTATATCCAATATTCCCTGCTGTAACCCTATTCTGACAAATTGAGGACTACAGCCCATTATTAATGCTGCTTCTGCTGTCTTTATTTTTATATTAGGCATTAGCTACTCCTCCTATTCAATAATAAAATCATTTAATCGCAGAATGACCAACTACAATGTGGACAGCCTGTTATTAATGTTGCCCCTGCCTTTTCCAGTGAAATACCTGTTTTATATCCTCCGCGGTCCTGCTCTGTATAAATGTCTTTGTTACAGTTCACACATATACCATCTCTGGGTGCAAAATGCGGATAACCTTCTCTATCGCAATATTTATCCTGTGCTTCCCTTGCTTCGATTGAATTAAAATGCTCCATAATATCACCTCTTCTTATCATCTCTGCATAAAACTAATATTGTTATGCAGATAATAGTTGTTATTGCTACTGCTGTTGTGTTCATATCTTCTCCTTTTTATGGTCTTGTATCCACATCAATAAGACTTTCTGTATGAAAATACATCTTGTAATGATATGGGTCTGAATGTGTTCCTGTTATATCCTCAACAACATACATTGTGTAATCATTGAGATATATGTAATTCTTTCTGTATTCATCTGCGCCAGTTTTAACCGTACATACAAGTTCATTTTCACTATCATTGCTTATGCTCATATAGCCTTCTGCTTCCATAATGATTTTATCTGTACGTGCGTTGTATACTGTTATTTTTCGTTCACACTCAAAATAATCTGCCTGCTTTGACATATTGTAATTAACTTTATCTGCTTCACTACAACCTGTCATTGTTAATGATGCACCTAATATCAAAGCTGCTATTATTGTGTTTTTTCTCTTTATCATTCTTCACTCCTTAAGCTGATCTCATCTATCTGTGGTAACTACAAAGTTAAGTAAATGTATATTTACTCTCTCTAACAAGTCCTGAGCTTCTCGGATTGTTAACCCTTCTAATGCTTTAACAATCTGAGTGGCTCTTTTGGCACTTTCACCAGTAAATAACTTGCCATCTACTATTAATTCACCTGTTGTCCAATTTCTCCATTCCTGTAATCCAACAGCATTCTCTATTCTTTCAGATAAACATTCCTGTTCATTTTCCTTAGTGCCTGTTTCATTTAAAACCTCACCAACAATGTTATCTGCCAGCTTGTCTATTAATTCATCCGTATTCTCTTTCACGCTCTCACCTCCTTGTATTGAAATACAGGGGAGTTTTTCTCCTGCTTTCCATCCATTCTTATGGTTAAATACCTTTGCCTTTTGATAGCCATCAACATATGGAACTTTTACAATAAACGGCTTTGTGATTTTCTCTCCATCAATTTCAAGTTCTTCTTTATCGTAATTAATTTTTATGCTATTCATTCTTAACCTCTTAAACTAATAATCATCAACACAACTATTGAAAAATATATTGGGAAGCTAGGATGCCTCTCTTTAAATGGTATCCTTATAACCTCATAATACTTAATGCCTGATACTTTCATTTTCTTTATAGCTGATATTGCCTGCATAAATGTCTTGGCTTTCTCTTCTATGAATGGTTCATAACCACGGATAATGTACTTATATGTTTTCTTCGCAATTGCTCTCACCTCCTTGTATGTTACTTACTTGAATATCTTGCCTAATTCTGTCACAGCTCCTATACTTTAATCACAGGCTATTGCCGTAGCCGAGTATTTTTGAAAGGAGACTTATTATGGATAAAGAATTGTTTTATCATACTGTTGCGACAGAAACTGCAAAAGCATATGTTTCAAATAATATGCCACTTTATATAAACTCTGGTTCTGCTAATTACGCTAAAGACTTTGCAGAAAAATATATTGAAGCATATGAAATTGCTAAAAATGTTGATGTTGCCAATTCTAATATGAATTAACACTCTGTCACTTCACTAATTATCTTTGCGGCATCTGATAAAATTGCTTGTGCTTTATGCACAGAAATTCCTTTATCTGAAAGAACATTTATTACATCAATAATTTGAGGTAGCTCTTCCATAGATGCCGCAAAACCCTTCATTCGTTGAGAAAATATTTCTTTTATCTTTTCTTCTCGACTCACCTCTCTCACCTCCTTGTTATATTACTTGCTTGGAATATCTTCTGTTGAAAACAAATAATCCATAGTGAAATTTGGAAATTGAGCTTTTATTGCAAGCATTTCACTTCTTTTAAACTCTGTATTTCCAGCCATTTTATTTTTTAGGCTTTCATATGTCATATTTGTTTTTTTTGAAAGTTCTTTGATTGTCATTTTCTTTCTTGCCATTTCGGCACTTAAATTATTAAACAATTTTATTCAATACTCCTTTCCATTACCCTGTGTCGTAATTTCATTATCATTATATACCCTATGTCGTAATTGTCAACCCTAAAAGATAATTTTTTTACTTTGTGGGGTAATTTTTATTTACAAATATGATGAATAGAGTTACAATCTAATTACAACGGAGGTACACATATGGGATTTACAGATAAGTTAGATTTACTTATGAAAGAAAAAAAAATTAACAAAGCAGAATTAGCAAGAGAATCTGGAGTTCCTTATACTACAATAGATGGTTTTTATAAAAAAGGAAGCGACAATGTAAAATTATCAACCTTGAAAAAGCTTTGTACTTATTTTAATTGTTCTCTTGACTATCTAGCAGATGATACTATTAATGAGCCGCAAACAATAGCCGCTCATTTTGACGGAGAAGAATTTACACCAGAAGAATTAAATAAAATAGAAGAATTTGCTAATTTTGTTAAATTAAGCAGAAAATAAATGAGAAACAAAGGGGATGAATTAATTTGACAGAATACGAGAAGTTATTATCCAATGCAAATGATAATGATGTTACAGTGTATGATGACTACAATTTGAAGGGAACAAGAATTAAAGGATTATATTGTGATGGCACTGTTGCTATAAGTAACGACTTAAGAACTCAAAAAGAAAAAGCCTGTGTCCTTGCTGAGGAACTTGGACACTTCTACACTTCCACTGGCAATATATTAGATATGTCAGACACTTCTAACAGAAAGCAGGAATTAAGAGCCCGCCTATGGGCTTATAACAAACAAATAGGCTTAAGAGGTCTAATTGATTGCTATAAAGCCAATTGTAAATCTATTCACGAAATGGCAGAATATCTTGATGTAACGGAAGAATTTCTGCTAGAAGCCATTGAGTGCTATCGCTCAAAGTATGGGGTATATGCTAAATTAGATAATTACTTTATTGGCTTTATACCTACTTTATACATAATAGAAGAATACAGACAAGCAACAGATTAAAAGGAGGGGATAAAATGCTAATTAGTAAAAGTGATTTAAAATCATTAAAAAAGCAGTACAATTTCTTAGTACAAAATAGATTTTATATTTACGTTCATTATATACACGGAATACCTAATCAAAAATCATCAACCTGTACTGTTGGATTGTTTGATGCTGGCTTATTTTTAGATTTTTTCCTTGGCAAAAAATACATATATAATATAAAAGATATTTCAAATGTTTTTTATACATCATATTATTTAGTTATTGAATTTACAGATAATTCATTTTGGACTTTAGTTTGTAATAAAAAACAAGCTGATAAAATATGTTCTGTACTAACAACCGAATATAATATTATTTCTATAAATAAAGATATTTCGCATTATTTGCCTAATAATTCTGTATCTGATGCAATTACATATACAGAGATATCTAAACCTAATGAAATATCTGCATTAACACACAATGAAAACCAACTAAAAATTTCTAATCAATTTAATCTTGAGCAACCTGCTCAGATAAATAATATTAATAAAACAATTGAGCAACACAATCATACTGAAAATAAAAATGAGCATATTAATTTTCCTAATTGGTATATATCTGTATCTTTTGGAAAATCATCTTCCAGTAATTATATGAAAGCTGTTACACTGGCACAACAAGCCCCTCAATACCATACGCAAACAGATAATGGTATTATTCTACATCAAGCAATATATTCTAGCCGACCTAATGAATACCTTGCTTTTATCAGCCTATATGAACTTGTTGCAAATTGGAAATCATCTTTTGTTATAATTAACGGAAAAGTTATTGATAGAAAAATAGTTGGTCAATTAAATTATTGCTATGGGGACAAATGCAGAAGTGGAAATCCAAATTTTTGCTACGGAGCAAGCTATATGACTGAAAATCCTTTTGGTTGTCACAGACTTCAAGTTAGTGCTGCTAATAATCCTTGGTGGTCATTCTATAGACTGATAGGAAACACATATGTTCTTAATCAAGCTGAGCTTAAAGAACGAATTGACTCTTATGCCGCTATATATTGCATATGTCCTTGCTTTAACTATCAACGAATAATGCAGACATATAACTCGCTACCTGTCAAATTATCACAAAAGAAATATGCTCAATTGAGAGCTAATAGATTTGGACTTAAAATGTAACTGTATCATAGTAAAAGTATGCTAATAAATAGTTACCATTACGCTAAAGTTACCGCTTTGGTTAAGATTTAATATTTTGATTAACACTATGATTAGCAGGTATTACTATGAGTGAAAGCGAAAAACTAACGCAGACTGATGATAATTTTTGTGAAGAACTATATCAAGATTATATGAATAGTTCAGATAAAAATGAAAGTTACTCTCTTGAAGATTGTAAGAAAGAATGGGATTAGATATGTCTGATACTTCTAACCGTAATCAGGAACAACGTGCCCGCCTGTGGGCTTATAACAAGCAAGTTGGACTAAGAGGTATTATTGATTGCTACAAAGCTCACTGCCGCACATTACACGATATGGCAGAATATCTCAATGTAACTGAAACATTTCTTAGTGATGCATTAGAGTGCTACCGGAATAAATACGGAATATGCACTAAAGTTGACAACTATGTTATCGGCTTTGAACCAACGTTTTATGTGTTGGAGATGTGGGAATAGTTTCCACTATTACCTGTTTTGTTCAGTAATAGAAAACAGACAGAAATATTAATTAACTTAAAATACAGGGAGGGGTACTTACATTGAATAATATTTTACATAAAACTTTTTCAGAGGTTGATTTAAACGACCCTTTTTTCCAATCTCTTAGAGATGACTATCCAGGTTTTGACGATTGGTTTAAAAGAAAAAGTGAACAGGATGCATTTGTCCAGTATGATGACAATAATAAAATAATCGGATTTCTATATCTCAAGATGGAATATAATCTTGTTGATGATGTAACACCTAATATATCGGCAAAAAATATTTTAAAAGTTGGAACATTTAAAATTGAAGCACATGGCACTAAAATGGGAGAACAGTTTATAAAAATCATTACAGACTATGCAGTAAATGAAGATGCTGACATATGCTATGTTACTATTTATGAAAAGCATAATTCCCTTATTAATTTGGTTCAACAGTTTGGATTTAAATTGTATGGTACAAAAGGAACTGATTCACATAAAGAGAATGTATATATAAAACAAATGAAAAAAATTACTGGAGATATTAATAAAGATTTCCCTCTTATTAATTTGAATTCATCCAAGAAATATTTATTAAGTATCTATCCTGAATATCATTCTATTATGTTTCCAGACTCTATTTTAACAACAGAGGATAAAAATATAATAAAAGATGTTTCCTATACTAATTCAATTCACAAGATATATGTATGTTCAATGGAAGCTGTGCAGAGATTAAAATATGGAGATATTGTAGTTCTATATAGAACTGCTGAGAATTCAAAAAATGCTGAATATTCTTCGGTTGCCACATCGATATGTGTTGTAGAAAATGTTAAAGACCAAAGTGAATTTGTAAACTTTAATGAATTCTATAACTATGCATGTAAATATAGTGTATTTGATAAAAAGGATCTTTATTATTGGTTTAACAAAGGAAAATGCAAAGCTATTAAGATGACATACAATAGTGCTTTAATAAAAAGAATTGTTCGTCACAACTTAATAGAAGATATAGGATTGCAACGTAATCAATATTGGGGATTTTTTGAGTTAACTAATAAACAATTTGCAGCAATTTCAGAAAAGGGAGGCATTTCCAATCTATTAGTTGATTAGAACAACTGTTCTATTTTTGTTGCAATAAAACTTTAAGTATAGTAAAATACTTTTATATAATAAAAAAGAACGGAGTGATAGATACAATGTGCTCAATAATATTATCAATTAATCCCATTCATGTCGAAAATATAATGAATGGAACAAAATTATATGAATTCAGAAAAAAAGTATGTAAACGACATATTGATAAAATCGTAATATATTCCACTACCCCTATTAAAAAAGTTGTCGGAGAAGCGGAAGTTGAGGACGTTCTAATTGATGACCCTCAAATAATATGGAACATTACACATGCATACTCAGGTATTAATAAAACATTTTTTGATAAATATTATAACAACAGCGAACAGGCAGTAGCTTATAAATTAAAAAATGTTGTTAAATACCAAGAACCAAAAGATTTAAAATCCTATGGTATAAATAATGCACCTCAGTCATTCCAATATATTTAGCTCTCTATATTACTTTTTATTTGACTTAATAACATTATTATATTAATATATATCTCAAGAAGATATGGCTAACTTGTTAGGCTGTGAATAGAGGACTGGAGATATATGACATCTCAGGTCCTCTATTTGCATTATATAAATAAAAGCCCCTGTGCTACCAACACAAGAGCCTTTACCACGATACTTACATAAGCTGTGCCTATGATATAATACCGCCCTGAACAAGCTGTATTATATCATTCCTGACACCACTTTTGCAAGTAGGTGTTATTTTTATACTCTAATTTAACCAATTAATAAGTTGCACCGGTGCAACTTCGATTAACGAAAGGAATGATAATATGAAATTAGCTAATGGAATGGGTAGCGTATATAAGCTATCTGGAAGAAGACGTAAACCATGGGTTGCTCGTAAAACAAAAGGCTGGGATATTGATGAAAAAACTGGAAAAACCAAACAGCTCTACATGACTATTGGATATTTTCCCACAAGACAGGAAGCTCTTACTGCTCTTATTAATTACAATGAAAACCCATATGATATAGAAATCAATAACATAACATTTGAGGAAGTATACGAGAAATGGAGCTCTGAACATTTTCTAAAAATATCTCAAAGTGGTGTAAGAAGTTGGATAAGTGCTTTTAATCATTCCAAACCGCTTCACAAGATACGTATGAAAGATATCCGGGCTAATCATCTTGAAGGAACAATACATAATGCTAATGTTGGTGAAGCTACCAAACAACGTATGAAAAGCTTATATAATCTTATGTATCGATATTGCCTGAAAAATGATATCGTTGATAAAGATTATGCAGCCCTTTGTGAAAGTGTATCACGTGGAGAAACCAAAATAAAGCGTGTACCATTCTCTGATGAGGAGATAATGAAGCTGTGGGATAACATAACATATCCATTCACTGATATGGTTTTAATAGGCATATACAGCGGTTGGAGGCCTCAGGAGCTGGCTATTCTTAAGATAGCTGATATAGATTTAGATAACTGGTCCTTCACCGGCGGTCTGAAAACCGATGCTGGCCGTAATCGTACTATACCTATTCATCCAGCCATCCAGAAGCTTGTTAAACAGAATTATGATAAAGCCATACAAATGCATAGTGTTTATCTGTTTAATGATCAAAATGGACAACAAGGTACTCATCTTACTTATGACAAATATCGTGGTCGCTTTAATAAAGTTATGATGAAGCTTAACCTAAAGCATAAACCACATGATACAAGACATACATTTATCAATGCTGCTAAAGCAGCTAATATGAACGAATATGTATTAAAGATAATCGTTGGCCACGTTATAGAAGATGTTACAGAAGCTGTATATACCCACAGAACTGTAGATCAACTTCGTGAAGAACTTATTAAAATCGACCTTCCTAATCCATAATATAATATCAAAACAGACTGCTGATTATCACATACAGCAGTCTGTTTTTTGTTAGTTATGTGTTAGTTACGTCTGTTAGTTACCTGTTAGTTACTTGTTAGTTACGTCTATAAATTCACGTTATTTTATACATTTTCAGAATATATTTATTTTAATCGTATATAATGCAAAAACCGCCGCAATCCCAGTGATTACGGCGGT